TCATCCCACGGTTAAAACCGTGGGTTTTCCCGGTCTACTTTTATAAATTGCAACGCCATCATTGACCGCGTGTAGGATGCCGCGTGTCAGACAGGTTTCAAGGATTTCGCGAGCGAAAATCTTATTCAGCATCGTCAACCACCTTCTTTCCCTTTGCATCGTAGCGCGTATCCCACTGAGCAACTTGGTCGTCTCCGGTAATGCCACGGAGGCTCAGCAAGCAACTGTTTTGCGGATGACACCAGATAGTGCTGGGTGCTTCGTTTTCAAGGAAGGCACCGCAAAACGGGCAAGGTTTCTTGGGACTGATTTTGTTTGGCCGCAGCATAGTCCAGACCTCCTTAGCATCGATGTCATATTCGTCGAAAACGTTGAGCGCATCCCGGTAGAATTCCTTCTCAACCATAATGCGGTCACCGCCGTCCAATTCGAATTCAACACCGCAGGAGTCAAGAGCATTACAAGCCTCTTCAAAATCATCTAAATCCTGAATATAAAATCGAATCATTTTTTCTCTCCTAACATTATTTGTACGATTCATCGAACGAACCGTCTACGGTTTCTTTATACCCGCACGAGTCGCAAAGCAGGCAGCTGCACGCCTTGTATGTTCGCCCTGTGGGAATACCATGAGCATCGAGCTCTTTTTCCCGATACCAGACAGCCTGCATCGTGATACCGCAAAAAGGACAGGAAATACTGGGAACTGTCATAAGCCGCCCTCCTTATTCATCCATCGGAATAGCATCCATCACCTCATAGTGGCCGTTTCGCATAGAATAGCCAATGTTATTGGCGACATCAGCGCTCATGTTTGCATCGCCGTTATTTAACGCCTGACTTACCTTTTCGATAGCATCATCAGGGCTTTCGGCGTCGATGCAAACCGTCGTGGAAACAGAAATGACAACATTGTAGGTATTCATGGTAAACTCTCCTTATTCTTTCTTGGTTTCAATGGGATTCGGATTCTTGTATTCGGTCCAGAGGAAAAGGCGCTCCACGGGTGTCAGGATATCCGTATCTTTGGCTTCCAACAGCGTGTTGGCACCATCATCACAAGAGAACGGATACGGGTATGTTGCAACCATGTCATCCTTATTGACTGTCAGATAGTGCTTATTCAGGACATAGTAGGAACCCATAGACCGTGTCTTAATCTCGTGCCCGGAACACCATACGCGAATACTGCAATAGTGTTTTCCGGATACCTTGTCATCGACTTCCACCAATGCGGCCAGAATCATCTCATCAGGCTGCGTACGGTAGAATTCGTGCATCTCCTCCTTCGTTCTGATAACGGCGGGCTTAATGTCATACCGTCTGATATCCTCGCGCAGAAGCTGCTCACCGGCGCTGTGCAGGAACTCCATGATAGGATGAAAGTCTCCGACTTCGCGGCGGTTGTGCTGCTCCCATTCTTCGGACTCATCGTCTTCTTCATTGCCAGAGTCCTCATCGTAGTCCTCGTCCATCGGGATGGCATCCGTCACCTCATAGTGGCCGTTTCGCATAGAATAGCCGATGTTGTTGGCGATATCAGTGCTCATGTTTACATCGCCGTTGTTTAACGCCTGACTTACCTTTTCGATGGCATCATCAGGGTTCTCGGCGTCGATGCAAACAGTGGTGGATACGGTAACCACGACATTATAAGTGTTCATATTTTTTCTCCTTAGATATCTTTATTATGTTCTTTATATTCGGTCCAATTTCAATCTAACGTAACCACATGGGTTGCAATTTCTTGGCTTATTTGCTTCAATCATTTCAATCTAACTTGATAGTTTTTTTGTATTCCGTCCAGAAGAACAGCCGCTGCGCTGCGGTCAACGCTTCTTCTTCGCTATTCTTCCTGTTCAGAGCCTCAACGGTTCTGTCGCAGTCAAACGGATAAGGAACCTTATAGGTATCGTCACCCTTTTTGACCAAGACATAATGCTGCTTATTGCTCAGATAAGTATCGCCGTTGAGGCACTTCTCTTCTTGGCCTGCACAGAAAACATAGATGCGGCTATATACCGTATCCGTTTTTCTATCCATGACCTTGATATAAGCGGCCTGATACGGCTCATTGGGAGCGGTTCGATAAAGATTTTCCACCTCTTCCGCAGTAGCGAGTTCCATCACCTTGACATCGAACCGCTTAAGGTCGTCAACCAGAAGCTGTTCGCCATACGCATGGATAAACTCCATGATAGGATAGAAGTCACCCTCTTTTCGGCCAAATTTCTCCCCTGCATGCGCGTAATAGCGGCAAGGATAGAAAATATGGTTGTCGATAGACTTTTCATACTTTTTGAGTTCCTGCTGTGTAAACGCAAATCCCATAGTTGCGTAGTTGCTGCTCATAGGAACGACCTCTACATTGTAGGATGCGATATCGGTCACTTCCTTGTATGCATCTACATAGTCGGCTTCATCAACGACAGACAACAACAATTCCGGAATATCCTTCTTATCCATTTCCCGCAGCTTTTCGTACGGGATGTACGGCAAGTCTGGGTTTTCCTCGTTGTATTCCCGAATTGAATCGTCATCGTCAAGGCCGAGCTGTACTTCTACAAGTTCGCTGACCGACGAATAGCTGCAGCCATCTTCGTCATAGAATTTGCTGTACTCGATATCTTGGCCTTCGATGACAGCGTCATCCAACTTCATGGTATCATCTTTCGGAAGCTGCTGTTCCAAAGCATAGATTGGCATCCTTGTACTGAGGTTATCGATACTGCCGGGAAACTGAAGAGCTGCGAGCTGCTTGAGATAATGCTGCTGTTTTTTAGTTGCTGTAAACATATAATTTCCTCCAATTAACAAAAATACCGCCACCTCTTACGAGATGACGGTATATCGATTTTGAATAGTGATATTTGGTGCTGCTTTTTATTTTTCGGATATACTTAGTATATCGACTTTGCAGCAATTAGCAATATTTCGGCGCTCAGAAGTTTTTCCCGATGATTGTCCCTTTCGGCTGACCGTTCAACCAGTCTATCCACGCCATATGACATTCGGGATATTTTTGCGGCTCGTGTCGGATATCGTTCAGCAAGACACCCAAATGGAACTTATCCATCGCGCGAATGCGTTCGATGCGAGTAGGAGTGGAAACGCTATCTTGTACCTGCTTGGCTGCACGGTACTCTTTCGTGTTTCGGAATGCTACTCGCGGTGTGCTGCCATCCTCGCAAAGCTCAACGACGCTCGTGACGATATGACCCTTTGCTTCAACTGCATTAACTGCGCAACACAGCTCGAACAGAACACCGTCGCATTCTTTATCGGGGACTTCTCTGCACGATTTCTCGTTGATGAGTACCGTCTTTCTTGTTCCTGTCAGGAACTTGATTTGAAACAGCCGTTCATTATTGTCAAGAACTTTGTACATTGATAGCCTCCTCACTCTTCTACAGGTTCATCGAATCCGAAGTGGCAGAAACCGTATTCGTCGCTCAGCCAGTCAGACACATCGTCAAGGAATTCCTCCTTGCCTTCGTAGTTTGAAGGGGTGAGATAATCCGGAAGCACCACTTCCTGCGGAAGCGAATCAAATACTTCCTTGTCACCATCGGTATCCCATTTAATGTTTCGTACAACCATATTGCTTTCCTCCTACTTACTGTTTGCCCACATCAGGAACATTGAAGATGGCCTTTACAAGACCATGAAGATACTTACGAACTGCATCGCCGTAGGCGTTCTCTGCCAGATATTTTTCGATGATGCGTAGCGAGTTTGCCTTCATATCGAAAAGATTCTTGCTGTCTGCAGTATCCGCAGTGAACGGCACAAAGACGATGATTTCATGCCCATCAGGGTCGGTATTTTCTCCGGTCAGCATGGTAAAATACGGATTCCAAGCGATATCTTTGGTGTTGTGCATAGCTTCACGGATGCCATTGCGAAGGCATACTGCCAGTGCAGGCAGCGTAGCGCCGAATGCATTCACAATGATATCGTTCAGGAATTTGTTGTTGCTGTTGATTTGAGCTTCGGTTCCAATCCAGTCATAATCATACAACACATGAACGGCAACACCCGTTTCGCCTTCGATAGTTATGACTGTTTCAGAAAAACCGCTGTCAAAATTAACGGCAGAGAGCGCCATCGCCGGAAGCTCAGGCAGCAAGTCGGTGCCCTTAAGGACGCTCGAATCGCCGAAACCGGGGAGAAAAACTTCTCCAAGGCTGTTCACCCACTGATGATAGTGGCTGCGGTTGCTGTAAATTTCTTTGAGGTTTAAAATATTTTCGCTTACTGCGCACATATACAAATCTCCTTTTGTCTTGTTTTTTATTCGTTTGAATCTGCGCGTTTGACATATGTCAAGCTGTCCAGTGTTAGATTATTCTCCTTACAGAACTCGTTGAATTTACCAATCAGTTTTCTGACAGCAGTACCATACGCGCACTCATGGGAAATCTCGAACTGGATTTCCTGTGTTTTCCCTTCTGCATCGGTATACCCAACCGTGTAGATGCAGGACTTGCTGTTTGCAAGATAGCCCTTCATAGCGGCTTCAACTTTCTTGCCAATGTTCTCGAAGTTTTCTTTGGCAGCGTAATATTGACTCAACTTAATGAGTTCAATATCTTTCGGCAAAGCTTCTTCGTCGATGTTGGCGTTTTCAGCATAATAGTAGCCGTAGACGTTGCCACAACCATCATCCCACATTGCCACGCTTTTGCGCCCATAGCCGGGGAAATCAAAATGCCACCAGCGATTTGCGTAAAGGCGTTTTTCGCTGATATGCTTACAGACTTCATCCTGCCACTTTTTGTTCATGTCAGATTTTTGTCTGAATGTCCAGATGGTGCGTGTACCACTCACATCAACCTTTTTCAGAAGCTGCGGTTTGAACTTTTCGTGTTCCTCGGACGACATTGATACGGAAAGCTGCGGCGCTATTTTGAAAGAGTGGTCGCATTCTTTGCCAAAATACTTGTCTATAAAACAAAAAGCCAAGGCTAAGAATTTGGTTTCCTCCTCTTCCTGAATAAAAAAGTTTTCGTACATCTGACTACCGGGCTTTACTTTAAAAGCAATTTCTGCGATTTTCATAATGAATCTCCTTATTTGGTTAAGTGTGAGCGTTAATAAAGTTTTCGTCCAGAACGAAGAAGCTGTTGTCTTGAACCGTATCAGCGGCATACCAGAGTTTATCTGCAACATTGTACAGATAACCATAGGTGATGTTTTCCTCTTTGAGGATGTTCCAGAACAGAGTCTCAGCGTTTTTTAGAACCACAGGAGTATCGACTACTTCGCTGTCGATTTCCAAGTCATCGTCTCTGTCCCGATGATAGGCAGTTGTTACGCCTCCTTTAGGACCGTGACGAACAGGTGTATCAAATGTGTGCGTTTCTCCCTCGTCCGGGGAAAGACGCTCGCGAACCATCGAAAGGCTTCCAAGGTCAACGAGTGCTGTTGCAAGTTCCGGGGTGTTGTAATGCTCAAGAAGCATCTTGCCAAGATAAGACGGGTAGCCATCAGAATGGCAATAGACGAACTTGATGATTCCTTCTTTGCAAAGAACTCCGATAAAGCTTTGTGTGCTCATTCGTCTTCCTCCTCGGCAGTCGGGACCTCAACAACTGTCCACCAATCCGTGAAATCGTGACCTTTGATGTAGAGGTCGCGATAGTATTCCTCAGTGGTGATGTTATCAGCTCCGTAGGATTTGCGATAAGTCTTTGCTTCTTCCTTGAACTGCTTGTGAGCTTCTTCCATGGCCGATTCAAATGTGGGGAATCGGTCGGTAGAATAAACGGACGGGTTGGACATATCGCTCATGTAGATGTTTTCGAGAATAAATGTTTTCATAAATTTTCCTTCTTCTTTTCAATCGAAAAAGTTTCTGGCTGCCAGTTCATTCATCATCATGCGATAAACATGACGGTTTGGGCAATACTGACCACTGGAAAAATAGACTTCATCGCTCATGCCAAGTGCTTTCGTGAGTGCTGCTGCAACAGCAGGGCTACGCGAATATCCGGCATCACAATGGACTATGATTTGCTCTACCCTGTCTTTGTATTTCATGAATGCATCCACGATTGTTTTTGCATCCGACTCAGACATTGGTGTTTCGCCATTGATGGTTTCGCTTGAATCAATATCATCGAATTGCACATATACGACATTGATGATGTTTTTGTTTTCCCTGCGATACTTTTCCAATCTATTAGAAATGGCCTTGTCCAAACACGAAATAGAAATAATCATCGTTGGAATGGTGATGTTTTCTGTGTTGTATTCTTGACCATACCCTCCAGCTGCGGCAAAGCATTGTTCTCGGTGCATGACTTTGATTTGCATGCGATTTTCGTATCCTCCTTTGCAAACAAAAACAGCCATCTCGTTTGAGATGACTGCTTTTACAGATTATGAATCAAAATAAATCATGTAGATGACGCTTTGACTTATCTTGATGTTTTTATTGTATTCACTTTGCAGCAAATAGCAAGAAAAACCCATTCCTCAAAATAAAAACCGCTCGCGGTTAAGCGGGCGGCCGGTTGTTAATGGTTAATGACAGTGTTTAGTATTTTTTGTACTGCTCGACCAGTGTGTACAGTGCAACGATTTCATCTGCATAGTCTTTGATACCTTGTTCTTTGACATCTTTCAGATATTCGCTGTAATTTGCAGAATAAGCAATTGGACACCTTTTGGATAATAGGAACCGGAAGCTGCCACACAAATCATGCAGGTCTTCTCTGTTCATATCCTCAATTTTCATGTCATCCATGAAATTTCTCAATGTAATATTGAGCATTTCATTGACCTTGTTTGCATTGATAACGGATGGTTTTATATCCTTGTACGGTTCAAGACGATGCAAAATAACATCTTTCAGCGCTTCACGCAAGGAGATTTCTTCCGGACATTGTTCTACCTCTCCATCACACATTTCGGTTTCGAGGTCATGAATGGAGGCTTCACAGACACATCGTTTCCAAAAGTCATCGCCCGTATCATATGACAAAAGCTCATCGAAAATCTCACAAATGCTTTTTAGTGAATACATTCGATATTCGACATCTTGTTTATCCATTTATTTTCCTTTCTTGTATCGGGTATTTATTATTGTTCAAGCTATATAGTCATTATCTGATGGAATATGTCGGCTATAGATTCAATTTTTATTGTCGTTTCGACTGTTATTTATGGTACATCTTTATTATATTCGCTTTGCAGCAAAACACAAGAGAAACTTAGTTCAGACTTTAACTGTCAACTACCCCCACCTGAAGGAGGGGGCTTGTAGTCCCGCAGGATTCCAATTTTTTCCACTCGACGGACTGTTAGGCACGGTTTCTGTCCGTGTTACCGAGTACAATGGGCGTTCACCGTTGTTGCAGGCGGCATAGCTGTGGTGAGAATTGGATTATGCGGGATACAGTCCCAATAACCCTACATTGCGAATGTTTATGGCAGCGTTGTGGTCACGGTTATGTGTTGTATTGCAGGTGCTGCATGTCCAGATGCGGTCAGCAAGCGTGAGGTCTTCTTTCACGAAACCGCATACGCTGCAGGTCTTGCTGGACGGATACCACTTATCGATTTTGGCAAAGGTCTTTCCTTGCGATGTGAGTTTGTACTCTAACATTGCGCGGAACATACCAAAACCATTATCGTTTGTGGATTTGCCAAGCTTCAGAGAACCTGCTAATCCGCGCAAATTGATATCTTCCACGAATACGGCATCATACTGCTTGGCTATCACAGCACTTACCGTATGGCAGAAGTTCTTGCGCTGGTTGGCTATATGTTCGTGCAGAAGCTGGACTTTATGTAGTTGTTCGTCATAGTTGTGGGAGCCCACTTTCATACGAGACAGCTTGCGCTGCTCTTTTGCAAGTTTCTCTTCACTCTGACGATAGAATTGCGGATAGTTGGCTACTTTGCCGTTGCTGTCAACATAAAAGTCATGGGAAGAGTAATCCAATCCAAGAGATGTTTCCTTGGTGGGAACAACAGTCTGGATGTCTTTCTCAAACTCGTACAGCAGTGAGATGAAATACTTGCCGCTGCGGGTACAACTTACAGTAGCGCCTTTTAGTACCCAGTCGGCATCCGGTTGACGGTGTACTTTAACTTTTATGTTGCCTACCTTTGGCAGATGAACAAGATTGCCGACAACATAAACGGTATTCTTGATTTTGCCGTCTTTGCTTTGCATTTTTTGGTTGTTTGTTGTGTACGACATTCCGCTCCTGTGTTTGCTTTTCAATCTTGGGACACCAACGGCTTTGGGACTCTCCAGATGCCGCTTGTTTGCATCTTTCAAATCAAGCTGCGTGTTTGCAAGAGCAAGGCTATCCACCTCTTTCAGAAACGGAAACTCCTTTTTGTATTTGGCAGGTGTAGGAACAAAAAAAGTTCCCGTTTCATCCAGAAATTGCTGTGCATCTATAAGCATATGGTTCCAGATAAAACGTACGCAGCCAAAGGTTTTGGAAAGCAGAACCTGCTGTTCCGACGTTGGATACGCACGATATTTTATTGCTCTATTTAGCTTTTGTGCAGGCACTGCTTATCACCTCTTACATACAATGGTTTGATTGTCTTTCTATATAATGAATGATATTTTCGCTGCTTGTAGAGCCAATACTTTCTACAAAGTAGCTATCATTCCAAAGATGGCCTTTCCACAGCTTTTGTTTTATTTCTGGGAAAGCCATAAACAAATGACGGCCTGTAATCCCTTTTAGGTAAGAAACAATAGTTGTGATGGAAAATTTCGGCGGAACCGATACAAACACATGAATGTGGTCACCATCTCCAACTTTTGCTTCAATTACAGTGAACCCTTTTTCTTTAGCAATACTATTGATATCGTTTATCAAATAATCGGAAATCTGCTGCGTCAACACCTTGCGCCGATACTTTACGCACCAAACGATATGATAGTTCAGATTGTAAACACAGGTTCTTGCGTTTACATACGGTCTTGATTTCATACTTATGTTATATCATATTTTCAATGAATAATCAATAACACACAGTGAAGCGGCAATTCATCTCCCACATGAATTAGGGGGAATTCTTGCTACATTTCCTTAAAAAGTTGGAATAATTTCTTTTTGGAAATTTTATTGATTAGAAACACAAAAATTTCTTATGCGAAATTTGGAATCGATTTCTCGAAATAAATTTATCTTGTATTTGCTGACAATAATTTCTTTTTAGAAAACATATTTTGAGCTAAGAATGGCAATAAAAAAAGAGCCTCCCTTTTGGGGAGACTCTTGCCGAAGAGCGTTCAGGCACGCTTCGTCTTTGGGAAGACGAATACGTCACGAGACAGCTTGTGCGTGACGCTACCATCTTTGCGGACAAAGATGTAGTCGTCATGCTCTTGCAGTCCGTAACGGCGCTTCTGCGTGTTCCAGCAAGAAGCAACGCGAATACCGTTAGCGTAGCGCTCGGTGATGAGGAGAATATTGCTTCCCTCCACCTGCACAACGGTAGCGGTTTTGCCGTTTTCGCCAGTGCCATCGATAGTCCGGCCGCGACTATCACGCACAGGGAGAACACAGTGGTTGTCAATTTCGCAGAACGCATCGAAATTGTTAACCACGGCAAAAGCAAGCTTTTCGAGTTTGCTCTCGTCGATTCCACGCTCACTCGCACGCTGGAAGGCGTGACCAGAGAGGAGCATATACTCCACGTAGTCAAGTTCATTATACTTGACCTTGCTACCTTTGATGTAGCCGCAGTTGCGGTTGTATACTTCGTCATTCAGACGAGATGCGCGTTCTTTTGCGTTGCCGCAAGTGCGCTCCATTTTCAGCAGATTTACCATCTCTTTGGCATCCTGCTTGCACTCCTCGACGGTACGGAAATCATAATTGCTACGAATTTTCATGGTAATTTACCTCCAATGATTTGTTTTGATGCCCGCATTTATTTTTAAATCCGGGACGTTTGACGTCTTCTCCACCTCACTTGTGGGGAAAATGGGGTAGAGTTTGCTAGGGTTTTATATAAACTGCAAGACGTCTCATAGGAGGCACCGCAGACTGAAAATAGAAAAACCGCTATCCAGAAAGAAACTGGATAGCGGTTGGCCTATATTTTTAACGACAACAAAATCTTTGTCATGGCTGTGGGGAGGCACAGACAGAGCTTTTTTAAAGATTTTATTTATCGAGTATCTACAGCATATTTACTTTGCAGCAAATTGCAAGTATTTTTTATTTCAGCTCTTCAGCTCGTTGTCGCGAAGCAAGTCGTTTGCCACTGCTACGGCATCACAGGTGCAGTAGCGTCCGCAGGTGTATTCGCACTGAGTCAATGTGGCGGAGCAACCGTTGATGCAACCCATGAAGACATCCTTATTGCCGTTCTCATCGGTGAAAATGCCGCCGGTCGCGGTGATGCTCTCAACATAGGGCAAGCACGACTCGTCCGTGTCCTCACTCAAGTTCCAGACAATCTCCCAAAAGCTGATGAAGTTGTCATTGTACAAGAAAGAAGGGCGATTTCCACTGTCTTTTCGCACCAGTTCCTCAAGGGTATCCCAAGGAACTTCATCTGCAATAAAGATGCCGAATGCGCCACATGAGAAAACGATTTTTCCAATATCTCCACAAAGCAGAACATAGTCACCCACATGAAGTTCGTGACCCTCAGTATCGGTGAAACCTGTATCAAAACCTTTCTGTGCCATTTCTTTTGCGTTTGTCATTTTGTACGCTCCTGTTTAACATTGAGTATTTGACTTACACAAAGATGCAAATGCTTAACCGTCATCGTGGAAAAAAGTATGCGCGAATTCCGGATGCCCAGCAAACACCTTCTCAACGACCTGAGGCAAGTCATGGATATCGTCCAGAACGAGCCGTCCTTGTCTATCGCGATACGGTGCCACTGCTGCGGTTTTCTCTGCAAAATAAGCGTCAAACGCCTCTTCGCTGTCAAATTCCGGCATTAACGCAATTTCCCAGTTGCGGTCCTTCATAATTTGCACCGTCTCGTCAAACGCCGAGAAGCTCGCGTTCTTCGGCAGTCAGTTTATCGAGAACCTTCTGCCTGCGTTTTTCGCGCGATTCCTGCTTGGTGCTGATGATGAAGGTATCGGCGTGGTCGCCATCCCGCACAAAGACGGGGCGGTCTTTCAGCATATTTCGCATCGCGTCCAAACGCTCTTCCTTTGTCATGTCATACATGCCGGATGCGCCGTAAATGGAAATGTCGATTTCATCCTTTTTCGGGGTCTTATCATAGGCGGTGGGGTCTACGGCGGTGAAATAGAGGGTGTAATAGTAGCACCTGTCGGCGAGCGCCAACGCGATGGTATCGATATTTCCCTCAAAGACACCAAGGTCGGTGATGGAGCGGCCCTCGCAGTCACCTTCCGTGGTAACATGCCAGAATCCGTAAGCTTTGTCGTAAGGTTTTTTAAATTCAGCCATTGTATTTCACCACTTTCTGCTTTCGTCCGACTCGTACATGAGTTCAAAAGATTCAGCTGGAACGATGAAAAGACTGTTTTTCTTGCCCTCCACCAGATATTCGTAGGGCATGATACGCATCACGTCATGGGTAAAGCTGTAAATGGTGACGCAGTTGTGGATGATATTATCCCTCACTTTCCAGCCAAGACCGGGATTTTCGGCAACCAGCTTCTTGATGTCCTTGAAGCTCTGCGCGTTTTCGGGGTCCCACTGGACCGCACGGATGCTGTTTCTTTTGTGATAATGGGTATTTGCAAAATTAGGTGATTTTCTATTTGAAAATAGGTGGTCTACTAATTTATGCAAAAACAATCCCTTTGTTTTTGGCAACAAACTTACATTTACCAGATGAATATGAGTTGCCGTTTGTGTCGTAATATCCATCTGCCTGACCGTTGTGCGAACCACTGGTTCCTTGCATCACATGAGTATGCTTGCCAACAAGAAACACACAGCCGGGAAAGTTGCGTTCCGGATTTCGATATTCCGGATGATGCTCTTTCACCTTGAGTTTGCAAACATCATCAGGTTGGCGTTGGCGGAACTCTTCCAAACTGTCAGTGGTTTGTTTAATGGCTTTGTGTCGATTCGTAGCAACCTTTTTACCATCAAGTGTGTACACACGGTTCATATTTGCTTTATGCAGTGCTCGTCTGTCGTGGCGACGGAACTGTTTAAGTTCATACGGTACACGGCTGTTGATGTTACTGTCGCAAACATCATTTGGTAAAACAGAACAAGCGATACAATAAGCATCAAGCCAGTGGTCTTTGCTTACGCCGTGCGCTGCACGATAGTCGTAGGTACTTTTGCCATTGGTCGCAAAGAAATGCTTCGGGAAAAGAGAACTCAACTCTTTCGTCAGCGCCGGAATGATTTGGTTCAACACACTCAAAGCACCATATTTTTTGTTGAGCCCGGTTTTCTTTTTGGCAAGCTTCTTTTGCCACGCGGTATCCTTATGCACAAGGTCGTGGTGCTTTGTGCATAAGCCAACAATGTTACCAATGGTATTGCTGCCGTTTTCAGATTGCGGCACTACATGATGGTAATGGGCAATGGGCTTTTTGCAAAACAAGCAATGATGTTCTTGCATTTCGGAGACAGCTTCTTCAAGGCTTGCCTTTTGATATAGTGGGCCTTGCTGATATTGCCATTTCTGAATATTGGGGTTGTCCAGCCGCATGAACGCAAATTTGTTGATTTCGAGCACAACATCGCTGATAGGAAGAAACTTCCGAATCTTCTTTACCAAGTTGATGTGTGTTTGCAGCAACTGATTTGCGGTAGGCGTAAGCCAGCCTTCTGGTCTTGTGCGATTGCTAAACTTTGCTTCTTTGTTCTTTATGCCGATGCAAAGGACTTTTTTCTCGCAACCCGGAAGATGGCGCTTGATGACACCAATTTTCTTTGCACGTTTGCTAACACTGCCATTTTGAGCAGTATCCTGCTTTACGCACTTTTTAGAAATGGTGCCATTTGCTTTGGCTCTCCGTTGACGGCGGCATCGTCTGCCGTTGGTGCGTCTTGCACGACGGGCCTTTTTGCGTTCTTGCATCAGTTTCGGAATTTCCTTGTTACGGGTTTCTAAATGCGCAGTAAAGACTGCCGTGCCGTCCGTCCTAACAACAGCAACACCGATATTGGTTCTGCCGGGGTCAATGCCCAAGTAAAGCGGCTGCACTACATCGTCGGTTTCATACAACAGTTGAATGGTAAACGGTTTTGATGTTACAACTCGTGCTTTTTGTTCTTTAAGCAGATGGCGTACATGCCCACAGCGAGTCGTAGGCATTAAAGGTTTACCATCTTTATTAAGCACATATACAGTGGACATATACGCCACCTCCTTTACGATAAGTCTCCCCTGCCGAAACAGGAGGTTGTGTTTCCCTTGGCTGGGTGTTTGCTACGAGTAGCATTACACGAGGCAATGCTACTCTTGCGGAGCTGGCAACTGGGAAAATCGACAGGCGCAACAAACATCCATATGCCTGTGATACTTGTAAAAACAGATGGTTTTATTCAAACCACCTATTTTTGCAAATACCCGTGATAATTAGCCATTGTGATTTATCCTTTTTTTTGGTGTTATTTATTTTCGAAAAATGCAAGCATAGCCGTATTAGCTGCCTGCGCATACCGCGTTTCTGGATGCCGTGCAGCAAAGCTTTCTTTCGCAAAGAGCTTGTTTGCTGAATATACAGAATATCTCGCACCCTTCAACTTCAACTGCCAAGCCAGCTGGTTCGTGTCACGCTTATGAGCATCGGTAATGCTCGTGACGAGTAAACACGGAGGCAGCATCTTGGCGTAAGTCTTAGGTGACAGGCACTCAGCGTAACTGGTCTTCTTCCAATCCTTTTCGATGAGATAAGGCGCGATAGCGTTCATCTTTCTGCTGGAAAGGTCAAGAATACCATTCTGCAAGCAGACAGCCTTGAACGTGAGTTTTGCTTCCTGCGGTACATCAAACGGAAGTTCATCTTCGAGATGCTGCATGGATACAGGGTTCCAGAGAAGAGCGTATACGAGGCAAGCCAGTGCAGCACCTGCACCGTCACCTACCAGATACATTCTGGACATATCTGCACCATACCGTTCTGCACAGCGGTGGATGACAACGAACGCCTTCAAAAGGTCGCCGAGCTGCCCGAACAGATTCGTTTCGGGAACCGGGGTGTATTCCGGAATAAAGGTCAGATAGCCATGCTCCGCACACCACGTTCCGAAATTCCGGTTCAGGGCACTGCGTCCTGCAACGAAATCGCCGCCGTAGATGTCGATGATGACAGGGAATTTCTTGCCGTCGCCTTCCTTGTGCTTCGGAACATACGCAGAGATGGGCAAGCACTCATCACTTCTTTTCGTGATGATGTGATGTGTGACCTGCGTCTCGCTGCAAACTCCGATTGCGGTGGTATTGGGTTTCGGTTGCTTGCTTATGATTTTCTGCAAGGAGCGCTCCTTGCGAAGCGCATATTGATTGATGTTCATACGTTTGGCGCAGGAGACCCGCGACTTTAGTCGTGGGATGAATGCGCCTTCAACTCCTTTCTGTTTTATTATCACGAAAACTGGTCAACGATGGACTGCATCGCTTCTGCGTCCCATTCGTCATCGATGCCTAGTTGTACAAGCTCGATGATGGCATCGGCGTAGTGCTGGGGCGCTGCGTCCCGGATTTCCTTGGCTCGGCAATGGAAAGCCCACTTAACATCAATGCCGCCGTTGTTGTTGTCGCAGCTTTCTTTCCACCCGCTGCCGTTGGTGGTATAAACCGAATAATGGTCAAGGGCTGCCCATTTAGCGGTTTCTTTGGCAAAGGTCAGGCAGTCTGTCAGATAGTTGTTGTAAGTCATTGTTGTTTCCTCCAATTTCTTGTATTGTTTTTCCTATGGTCATCACTTCTTTTCGTGATGATGCGATGCGTAACCTGCGTCTCGCTGCAAACTCCGATTGCGGTGGTATTGGGTTTCGGTTGCTTGCTTATGATTTTCTGCAAAGAACGCTCCTTGCGAAGCGTATATCGATTGATGTTTATGAAAGACTTCCTTTCGCGAGAAAAAAACGACCATCTCATATTGAGATAGCCGTTAGGATACAGATTTTGAAATCAAAATAAATCAAGGAATGATATTTTGACTTATCTTGATGTTCTTATTGTAGCTACTTTGCAGCAAATGGCAAGATTATAAAGATAGACCGGGAAAACCCACGGTTTTAACCGTGGGATGAAAGGTCGTTTCTATCTTTGGCAGATAGAAGTGAATGAGTTTTTAAGAAACGGTTTTTGTATAAGGAAACCGTTTTTTTTGATAGACATTTGCTGCAATGTAAATACAATAAACACAAAAGAAGGTGATGACTTGAAAATCACAATGCAGATTAAATTACAACCAACAAAAGAAGAAATGGTGCTTCTGGATTTTACAATGCAGGAGTATATTTCACTTGTAAATGACATTCTTGACTATGCCATAGCAAGCGATATCATGCCAAAATTGACGTCCAAGACGATGATTGCGCCGCTGCCATCAGCATTAAAGGCGCAATGCTATGTGGACGCAAAAAGCATCTACAATAAAACGCTAAAACATAAAAGCAGACTACCCGTTCTCAAAAAGCCAGTGGCAATATGGAATAACCAAAACTATATAATCAGCGATGGATATGTAGCATTTCCGCTTTTCGTGAATAACAAGATTACGAAAACAAAGATAGCAGCTATCGTTCCACAGCGAGTATTGGATATTGCTGCTACTCATAAGTTGGGTACACTGCGTATCACAAAAAAGAGTGATAAATATATTGCACAAATTGCCTATGAAATAGCGGAGTCTGCTGTCAAAACCGATGGTAATGTTATGGGCATTGACCTCGGCATCAAGTGTCCCGCTGTAGCAGTTACCAGCAATGGCAAAACAAAATTTTACGGAAACGGTCGTCAAAACAAACAGAAACGCCGTAAATTTGCGGCGAAGCGCAAAAAACTTGGCAAAGCGAAAAAGCTGAAAGCTATTAAAAAATCTCGCAATAAGGAACAGCGTTGGATGACAGACCAAGACCATAAGATAAGCCGCGCCATCGTGAATGACGCGGCTGCGAGCGGTGTAAAAACCATCAAATTGGAGGAGCTTTCCGGTATCCGCCAATCGGCAAGAACAAGCCGTAAAAACAATCACAGCCTCCATAATTGGAGCTTCTATCGTTTAGCAAAATTCATTGAATACAAGGCTGCCCTTGCAGGGATTGAAGTTGTATATGTCAACCCAGCTTATACAAGCCAGACCTGTCCCTGCTGTGGGAAACGTAATCACGCAAACGATAGAAATTACATCTGTTCTTGTGGGTATCACACCCATAGAGATAGACTCGGTGCAGTAAATATTCTTACTGCCTAAAGTATTTGGTAACAGAATACTTGCCCATGGAGCTATATGCTCTGCCATGGGACGGGGTGATGGCTCACCCCTATGGCGAGGACTGCCAACTCTGCAACAGAAATGTACGCAGTTTAATCACTCGCTAAGAATCCCACGATTTCAATCGTGGGAGAAGTCAATTGGTCGGAACTGTTTCAAATTGCCATGTATCAGTATCGACAATACAAAACTCCCTCGAACCGTAAGGCGTGCCGTCCCGGTATGTAGAAAAGGTATCGCAAGACAGTACCCCGCCTTCCAGAATCACATCCTTAACAGGCGTATGGCCTACAACTTGCAGGTATTTCCCTCCCCTGAACAATCTGGAAGCATCGTTGTCTGGAGCGAATTGAGGTCTGTACCAAATAGGTGATGCGCTATCCCACATGAGGCCGCTGCCCATTTTATTGATTTCCTTGATGGTTTTACCAATCGCTTTCTGTCCACTTTGCGTTACCCAGCGATGTACAAAGAAGTTAGATAAGCCTCCGTGCATAAATAACGTCTTGTCAATTTTGTGGATATAGGCAAGCTGAGAAGGAGATGAAAGTGTGCGTTCCAATTCTTCTAACTTTTCACGAACCAGCATGCGTACTGCCGGATTGAATCCGGTTTCCGGCTTGTTCCATACATAGCTCAAATCATGGTTCCCGTAGCACCACAAAGATTGCGGGAACCTTTCGGCAAAACGAATTGCCGCGTCATATGCTTTTTTGTACAAATCCGGGTCATCTTTTCCAAAATCATCGGGAATATCCATTAAGCAAACGGCATTATCTGTCCTTTCGCCGCTCATGATAGCTGCTGCCTTTTCAAACATCCACGGTTTCAAATGGCAGTCCGGGATTACTAAAACTCGCATAATTTTCACCTCTTTTTTTGCCTCGTATCGTTAGTTTCTTGTCTATATTATACCACAAATCGGTCTCCTTTTCAATTCTCATCACCTGATATGCAACCTACTTTTTCGATACATCGCTTATCTCAACTTCTTGCACTGTTCTCAACGGCTCTTCGCTCGACTTGACCATTCATACCTTCTGTGGTATAATATAATTATTCTTCGCGGATTAGCTATTTTTGCCGATTGCTTCGCACCAAATAATATGATGAAAGGATATGATTCCATTGCGGTAAGTAGTATCTGACCATATTGTTTGGTCAAAAAGCAGACAAACATTGTACAGAATGCATGACAACTTATTGCTTCGTTTGTACAAGTTTGCTGTTGCAACCCACATGGGTTGCGTTAGATTGAAATGTAGGTTCGAATCCTACCCGGCGCACCATAAGGCCGTTGCAACCCGCACGGGTTGCGTTAGATTGAAATGGTAAAAAGCCATGTTGGATAGAGAAAAACCCCGATGCACTAAGGCGTCGGGGCTTCTCTTTTTTTGTTGGCGCTCATGGAAGGATTCGAACCTTTCGGGCAATTTCTCACCGGCGGTTTTCTGGACCGCTGCCATCGACCACTCGGCCACATGAGCATATGGCGCAGAGAGCGGGATTCGAACCCACAAGCCGGGGATTAGCCGACGACGGATTAGCAATCCGTTGCCCTACCGTTAGGCGACCTCTGCAGATTTGCACCCTTTCAGGTGCGATGGTAACCCCTAGCAGACTCGAACTGCTAACTCCACATTGAGAGTGTGGTGACTTGAACCGATTTGTCGAAGGGGCCATATGGTGTGCCGGGCTGGATTCGAACCAGCGAACCGTAACGGAGCGGTTTTACAGACCGTTTGCTTTAACCACTTGCATACCGACACATATGGTGCTCCCGGCTGGAATCGAACCAGCGACACATAGGGCTTCAACCTACTGCTCTACCAACTGAGCTACAGAAGCAGATGGGGACCCGTGGGGAATTCGAATCCCCAACCTTCTCCTTGAAAGGGAGATGACTTAACCAATTCGTCGAACGGGCCATATATAGCCGCAATCTTGCGGCGAGGGTTTTATGCGATGACGAGGATGTCATCGATTTTCGTATCGAGCATCGCGGCGAGAATCACAAGGTTGTCGATGGTAGGAAGTGTAGTGCCTGCCTGCCATTTGGCGACTGCCTGTGTGGATACACCGAGCGTATCCGCCACATCCTTGACCTTGATGCCTGCCGCTTTTCGCAGTGCCTTGATGTTGGCACCCGTCTGCTGGATATCAATTGTTGGAACGTTCATTTCCTTGCTGCCTTTCTATATTGCAGGCAACAAAAAAAGCGCTGCCTGCCGAAATGACTCGACAAGCAGCGTGTGAAAATGCAGTTATCGTTTAGAGACGCACCGCATCTGTACATGGTCTGTTTTTGCTTGTCGATGAGTATGAGAAACAAAGCTGGATTCGTAGGACTCGAATTCAGACTCGTAACTATACTCAGCATACGACATAGCATTAACAGTGTTGCACAGCATCTTCGGTTATCTCCTTTCGTTTCGTTCTGTTTACATTATACCACTTTTGTGGTTCTGGTCAATCAACTTGTGGTTTATTTTTTCATCCATTTTGCAGTAGTAGGAATGAATACAGCGTCTGTCCCCTCTTGCTTCGGGTTAGACGGATTTTCCCTGCTGCCAACTGGCGGTTTCTGGTTCCTGAACTTGTACTTATCGCGGTAGCCAGCACCTTCGTGAAAAACACGGTCTGCGCCAAGTTCGTGTTTGCTCATCACACAAACTCTCCTTCCGGGAGCCTATCTGCATCCGGCAATTCGTTGACAGTCAGTTCCCTCAATGTTCCTTGGTCTGTATCCAAACTGATAGTGTACATATACACTACATGTCCATTCTGGAATACTTCGGCCGGTGTTTTGCTTTTGCTGGCGATTTGTTCTATTTGCTGCTCTGTTGCTGGATACAGAACCCAGCGCTCTTCGCTTCGTACTTCTGTGCAATTACAGAAATACAATTTTTCGTCTTCGTCCTTGCATACACAGAGCAACGGAATGCCGTCATAGCTCAAAAACTCTTTATCGACAATAAGTTCTTTTCCGAACAATTCTTTGAAATTCAACCCATCAAACAAGGGTTCTCCACGTAAACTCATATTCGCTCCTGTTTTACTTCCTCCGTAATTTTTTCAATGATTCGTTCTGTGCATGCGGAAATCACAGTGTTGGCAGTAGTTTCTATTCCGAACTGAGAGCAGAACACATCCATTTGGATGTCATCCATGGGGTACCCAACAGAGTCGTTAAACTTCCTCACCAATTCCCGAATGTCATCCTGATTGAGGGGTTTGACCTCATGTCTCTGAACGAATCTGCGAATCAAGGCTTCATCCAACTGGTCAGGGCGATTTGTCGTTCCGATTACGATGACATCATTTTTGATATTATCGAGCTCCTGCATGAGAGCGATTACAACACGGCTCATTTCTGCCACGTCGTCTTTCTTCCCTCGCATCGTACCCAACGCATCGATTTCATCAATGCACAAAACACAAGGCGTTCTCTTCGCATAGTCGAACATGTTTCCGATGTTCGTTTGAGTCTGTCCCAAAGAAGAGCTGATGATGCCGGAAAACTTCACGACAACAAAAGGCAAATCTGCCACATGCGCAATATACCGTGCAAGTTCTGTCTTTCCTGTTCCCGGCTGCCCCGTCAAAAGCAAAGAAGATGTGTAGTGGATTCCCAGTTCCTGCAACCGCAACGCTGCAACTCTTGTATTGAGAAGTTTATTGACAACAGATTGTTCCTCCGGCCGAATGAGAAATCTGCCCTCAGGGAAATTCGTGACATCCTGTGCGGCGATAATCTTCTGCAGATTATAGGGCAGTTCAATGAGTTCCGGGCCTTTATTGTCAAGTTTCTTTAGCTGATACTCTTTGAATTTTCTATCTTTCTCGGTCGCTATTTTGTTTAAGATGATTTTTGCTTGTTTTTGAGCGTTTCGAATGTCGCCATCAACAACATAGCGAATCAGTGCTCGTTCATAGTCATTCATTCTTGTCCCCTCAATTTGCAATGCCGTTAAGCGGTGCCTTCAAAAGCTCTGCGGCCTGCGCGGTAATGGGTTTTACATCATCGATGCTAAGATGATATGCTGTTGCGAGCTTTTGTCTTTCCTTTTCGATTTCATCGATTTTGAGCTTCTCTGCCTCGTCCACCATACTAATGGTCCGGTAGATGTATCCCGGCCTTCCTCCGAGTTCCGGCATCTTGCTTATATGGAAAAACAGCGTAACACTCACATTGGCGTACTCGCTGTGGATTAACAAATCATCCTTTTTCTGCTGCACATTTTCACCCACCTATCTCAATCCGATTTTTTGCTGCTGCGATATTTTTTTGCTTTGTTGTACACTCCATTTCATTGAGCTTTTTGAGCCATTTCGTTTTGACAATGTGTTCCAAGTAATCCGCATTGTATTTGGGATTCGATGAAATCACAGAGAACGGTCTACCAAGCTCTTTCTCTCTCAATTCTTCCGTTTCCCGCATTTTTTCAAGCATATACCGGAAATTTTCGGGGTAGTATTTATACAGATATGCGAAATTCAAATACGAGGACATAGGGCAATACATACAACCGCAGCGCTTGTTGGTTTTGTAGTAGTTGTTGAAAATCGGCTGCGTCTTTGCCCATTCCAAAATCACATCCTCGTTAATGCCGTTTTCTGCGAGAGGGTATATCTCTAACTTTTTGGCACTCAACCGCTTGTTGAAACGGCGTTCTTCGTCGGCACAATAGCCTATGTAATTTACTACATAAAAACCGACTTCGTTCAGCCATTCGGATAGTTGCCGCTTTGCATCAAGTTTATAGTGACCGTTACACCATCTTACTTTTCTTGTTGGGAAACCGCATTTATCATACAATTCTTCCCACGTTTTCCTCGGCTTGATTCGCACAAATTGGATGCCAGCTCGCTTGCACTCCGTTTCCATATAGTCGATAACGTTATGTATAAACGGGTAGTCAATTTCGAGTTCAAAGTGAACCACGCCGTCAAGCGGGTATCTGTCCAGATTGTACAGTATATAATTGAGCATATACAGGCTATCTTTTCCGCCAGATACGCTTGCCCAGTATGATGGGCGCAATGCAATTGCTTTGTCTGCGTTAGTTATCGTTCGTTACCTCCGTTCTGTGATTCCACAACTCAATCGCGTCCTGTTCGTTTTTATGAGGGGTATTTATTATTTTTGGTGGGATTTCTTACAAAAATTGGCGGTCTACTAATTTATGTAAATACAATCCCTTCGTTTTTGGCAACAAACTTACATTTACCAGATGAATACGAGTTGCCGTTTGTGTTGTAATATCCATCTGCTTTACCGTTGTGTGAACCGCTGGTTCCTTGCATCACATGAGTGTGCTTACCAACGAGGAACACACAGCCGGGAAAATTGCGTTTTGGATTTCGATATTCCGGATGATGCTCTTTTACCTTGAGTTTGCATACATCATCTGGATGATTTTTACGAAATTCTTCCAAACTGTTTGTGGTCTGCTTAATTGCTTTATGCCGATTTGTAGCAACTGCCTTATCATTGAGTGTATACACACGGCTCATATTTTCTTTGTGCAGTGCTCTTCTATTGTGGCGACGGAACTGTTTAAGCTCATACGGCATGCGATTATTGATGCCGCTGTCACAAACATCGTTAGGTAAAACGGAACAAGCAATACAATAGGCATCGAGCCAATGGTCTTTACTTACGCCGTGTGCTGCACGATAGTCGTAGGTACTTTTGCCATTGGTCGCAAAGAAATGCTTCGGGAAAAGAGAACTCAACTCTTTTGTCAGCGCCGGTATGATTTGATTCAATACACTCAAAGCACCGTATTTTTTGTTGAGTCCGGTTTTCTTTTTGGCGAGTTTCTCTTGCCATGTGGCATCCTTATGTACAAGGTCGTGATGTTGTGTACATAAGCCAACGATGTTGCCAATAGTATTGCTTCCGTTTTCGGATTGTGGCACTACATGGTGGTAATGAGCGATAGGCTTCTTGCAAAACAAGCAGTGATGCTCCTGCATTTCAGAAACAGTTTCTTCGAGGCTCGCCTTTTGATAGAGTGGACCTTGCTGATATTGCCATTTCTGAATATTGGGGTTGTCCAGCTGCATAAACGCAAATTTGTTGATTTCGAGCACGACATCACTGATAGGAAGAAACTTCCGAATCTTCTTTACCAAGTTGATGTGTGTCTGGAGTAACTGATTTGCGGTGGGCGTAAGCCAGCCTTCCGGTCTTGTGCGATTATTGAATTTTGCTTCTTTGTTTTTAATGCCAATGCAAAGGATTTCTTTCTCGCAACCCGGAAGATGGCGTTTGATGACACCAATCTCCTTTGCACGCTTGCTGACGCTGCCATTTTGAGCGGTGGCTTGCTTTACGCATTTCTTGGAAATGGTGTCATTGGCTTTAGCTCTACGTTGACGGCGGCAGCGTCTGCCGTTGGTGCGTCTTGCGCGGCGAGAGTCTTTGCGCTTTTTCATCAACTTGGGAATTTCCTTATTGCGAGTTTCCAGATGTGCAGTAAAGACTGCCGTGCCGTCCGTTTTAACAACAGCAACGCCTATATTGGTTCTGCCGGGGTCGATGCCTAAGTAAAGCGGCTGCACTACATCGCTGGTTTCATACAACAGTTGAATGGTAAATGGTTTTGATGCTACGACTCGCGCTTTCTTCTCTTTCAGAAGGTAACGGATATGACCACAGCGAGTCGTAGGCATTAAAGGTTTACCGTCTTTATTAAACACATACACAGTGGACATATACGCCACCTCCTTTATGATAAGTCTCCCCTGCCGAAGCAGGAGGTTGTGTTTCCCTTGGCTGGGTGTTTGCTGCGAGTAGTATTACACGAGGCAATACCACCCTTGCGGAGCTATCAACTGGGAAAATCGATAGGCGCAACAAATATCCATGTGCCTGTGATACTTATGAAATTAAGTGATTTTATTCAAACCACCAAATTTCGTAAATACCCTTTGATTTTCTTAGATGTGTGGGAACACCTCATATACACTGACATACAGCATACCGGGTTTATAATCAGCATATTCTACTGGTCGCTTTTGCTCGTACACCTTCACATCGGAACTATCGTTCGCTGTGAGCCAGAGATATTTGACATGCTCAGCATAGCGCGGGTCTTCTATACGATAAACCTGACCTTCTTTGATTTTGAGGCGGCGCATATAGGCTTGTACGCGAGAAAACTCAACAAATGCACCGTAGTCACCAATCACGATACGGTTGTATCCGTTCGCAATGATAGTGCCATCGGTGGTTTCGAGCGGAGTTGTATCTCCGGATATATTACACCATTCCGGCAATGCCTTTTGAAACTCGGCTCTCACATCGCAGAAGAAGGTACGAGGAATAGGCTTGTATTTGTGTTCACGGGCAAGCTGCTCTTGGTATTCGAGCATCTGAACGCCGATTTCTGAGATTCTATGCTTCATGATTTCACACCTGACTCAGCATCTGTGCGGATGCGATTTCCCGAATGTCCGATACAATACGGCGATGAGAGCGCATCAACGTCAATACACGGTTGCGGAGCTTTTCGTCCTTGATAAGCTGAGCAACCTGCTTGATTTCCGATTCGCGCAGATACATCGTACTGTTGATGAGAACGCCATGTACCTCGCCATCTTCGGAACTTTCCTCAACCTTATTGACATTGTCATAGGCGTAAATTACATCGACATCAATAGTGATGGATACTCTCTCAAGAAGTTCAGTTCCTCCTTGAGCTACCAGCCATTTGTGTGTGTAGCTCTCGTCAGAAATGTATGTTTCGCCAATGAGTTCCAGCGATGGTGAAACGAGATGGTTTGTGGAATAGCGAATGTGGTCTTCGCTTTCGTTGAGATTATCCTGCCAAAGGCGCATCGGCTTGATGTTTTTGTCTTTGAAGTGAACATAGGTGTCCCGAAAGAATGTGGAGATGGTTCGTTCAATGTGGTCGATTTCCGGCATCTCTTCTACGTTGCGGAAAACAAGGCGTGTAGACTCACCTTCACCGTACTCTTCGTCGTCCGTCACATAACGGACTTTCTCCAGCACAAACTTTGGTTTTAATGCCTCTTTAACGGCTTCGAGAGAAAATACATTCCACCTCATTAAATTATGTGTGCAGGGTACACCGTCTATAGTCGCTTGCGACTTAGGCGGTGAGGAATGCACTAACCAAGAGGCAATTTGAAGTGTACTCAGTTAGCACAAATACCCTGCTACTCCTTTCTTTTAATGATTAAGATATTTTTTTCCATGCGGGATGTATGGAATTTGCTGCTTTTACAATTTTAAGCTTTTTAAGGCTTGCGGATTTTTGACCGCTTTTTGCGGGTGTCTCGAACTCTACATTTACAGCACCATTCTTTTTGGTATGAGTGCTATGCACAATGAGATTTTCTCCGTTGAGAGAGACTAAATCACCCGGATTGAGATTCACCTTTTTGCGTAACAGAGCACGATGCCCTGCGTATGTCCTCTTGCCACGGTATTTGTGTAGATTTTCCGAATCCTTTTTGTGGTTACGGTTAATTCTACCGTTGAAGAGTTCTTTTCCGGTGGCTATCTCTCCTGTACGAATGTCAATGTAGCGAGAATCATAAAACTTTTCAAAGATACGGTTGTTACGCCTTGCCTTTTCATAGTGCTCAAACATACAACGGAGATTTGGATGAAATTCACCCATTGCATATGCATCATTGTTATGGCTTTTTTCAAGCTGAAGCGCGATACGCTTTTCTTTTGTCATTGCGCCGTAAGTGATTGTAACAAATGGCTTGCCAAAAGCAACGTAGAGTTCATTGATGATTTGCCACCTAACAGTATTCATAAAAGCTGCACCGGAAAGGTCGGCAAATTTAATCTTTTCTCCGAAACCATAAAGCTTACCGCTTTTTTGGTGATTGGCAGGCGTATGGCACTTTTCGCATACTGTTAGAAGTTCGTTCAGGCTGTTGCCGTGACGACCTTTCCAGTAGAACATATGGTGCATATGTAAAATCGCACCTTCTGTAGCTTTACGCCCACAAATTTTACAGACATAGTTATCGCGGTAAAATACCGCTTCCCGCAAGGTTGCCAAATTGTAGCGAGGACCTTTTTGATAGTCTGCTCCCTCAGGAATGACTTTTCCTTCCTGAATTGCTTTTACAAGCATCGTATCAAAAGAGCCAACCTCAACCGTTGCATGAGTAATAGGCATTACTGTACAATACATCTTAACAACGTTGACATTGAGTTCTTTCTTATGTTTCAAAGAAGGAGCAAGCCAACCCTCGCCGCGTTTGCGATTATCGAAACGCGGTTTACGGTAACGCAGTCTGTTTCTGCGGGTGCGGCGCAACTTACGACAACTGTCGTGGCAGGCTTTCTCATCCTGTAATGTATCATACTGCGCAGATACATACTCGTGAGATTGACTTTTCACACTGATGCCGATGTAGTTGTAGCCAACATCCTCACAGATTTCGATGGGCTGCGTGTTTGTTTTACTGTCATACAGTAACTGGATAGTAAATGGATGATGCTTAATGATTTTTGCTTTTCCGTCTTTCAGAAGATGGCGTACCCTGCCAAGACGGATGGTAGGCATTAAGCGTTCACCATTGTTGCTGAGAACACAAACGCAAGTGCTCATGCAAGGCACTCCTTTCGTAAAATAGTAATAAAACTATAAGTCAGGGCTTGCGCCCTGTGGTCCACTTCGCCAATGTTATGCACTGTTTTAGCCTTTCGACATGGCAGCCGCACATCTCCTACCCTTAGAGATTTTTAACGTAATACATATCAATGGCTTGCGTCATTGATACATACACTGCCCGCAGAGCCCGACACTTGTGGAGCATAATCGGGGTGCCTATATTATGAAGATGATTGCTCATCAAATGCATAACGGAGTTCGCAGCAACCGAAGTTGCCGTTCACCAAAGCTAATCAACCGGGCTTACGAGTTGCCCCGCAAGCCCCGTCTATAACCGGCGAGCCGGTTTAGGCGGGGTTGTTGACCACTTCTTTTCCCACTGGTCGTATTCGGCGATTTCCCGCTTTACGATTTTGCCGTCTTTCTTATGTTAACCACCTCTTTTCCCACTGGTCATATTCGGCAACTTCCCGCTTTATCGTCTTGCCGTCCTTCTTATATAGAGTGATACGATGTGCATAGTCGGCAGAGTGTTTCAGCAGCCGTTGCAATGCTTCTTCCTCGGAAGTTGCTTTGGTAACTCCAAGATAGGAGCCACCGGACCCCAAAACATCAGGCTCATACCAGCCTGTCTCATAGTATGTAGTCTGTTCTGTTGCTTCATCCAGAACAACTTTCCCCTGCTCGTTATAGTTGCCTGTATAGTTGCTGCGGATGATATGTGCGGCGCGGTCGTTCCCCTGTTCTTCATAGGCTTTGGCGATAAAATCGACGTATGCCTTGAACTTTTCCTCATCGCCTTCACGGTGCGCCGCGATGAGTTTTCCGATAGTTACAGCGTTAATTTGATTCATAGCCCCTCCTGTTTGCAGCGTACAAGCCATCATCCTTTATACTTATATTATACCACATTTGTGGTTATTAGTCAATTTACACATAAGAAAAAGACCATCTTTCTTTCGTTGGATGGTCTTTTTTTACATATTTTACTTTAACGCAACCACAATCAGAGTTTTCCAAGAACATTTTGGAATATACGGAAATTTGAATCATCTCGCGGCGAGCAATATACAGCGAACTCAATAGTTTCAAACTTCATCCGGTATTCCTGCACCACTGCCTTCATTGCCTGTGCTACAGCCAACGGCGGGTTGCTGAACGCACCGCATCCGAATGCGCCAAGTATGACAACCTCATTGCCGTTTTTCCATGCGATATCAAGCACTTTTCTCATCCGTTTTTCGTGCAGCGCCTGCAGTTCTTTCTGGCTGATGCGCACAGTCGTGTTTCCGTCATTGGGGTTCATACTATTACTGGGGCGCTCCCGCAGATTCGGGGCTGCGCAGGTCAGTACATTGACAGAACACCACTTGTCCTCTGGTAATAGCTTGGGATATGTGGTATCGGACTTGAACGCAATGACGCCCGGCGTGTAGATGCAGTCATCATTGTGCAGTGGGTTCTGCTGGCGGCGGTGGGGCGCATAGAACTCCTTCCAAAGGATTTCTTCTTTGAGATTCGGATACAGTGTGGAGCAGCGGCAGATTGCCTCTTCCTGTGCCGAAGAACCTTTCGTCACACCACCGCCCGGATTTGCCGCAGAAGCAAAGTTGTGGATGCAGACTTTCTTTCCGGCATAGGCGTAAGGCATTGCTGCTTCCAGTGTGCGCTTGGGGCTCACGATGATTTTGGCAGGCTGAGCATAGGTGATTGCCTGCTTCTCTGTGCATTCGACACCTTTCGGATACAGCTTCTGTTTTTTGGCGCTTTGCTCGATGGCGTCGCGCAGCGTACTGTTTCGCTTGCACAGAGCAAATGTATCCTCGAAAATTTCAATGTTTTCCTGTCTTCCCATAGTATTTTTTCGGACTTCCAGCTTTTCACGGGTTGCTCCGTTACTCAGTATGGATTTCTGCTTCATAGCACGGGCTTACCGCAGGCCGCAGCCCTTGATAGAGGTCCACTCTCCACAGACTTTAAGATTCGGTCGCCCTGACCGTACTGTTCGCCTGTAGTTATGAAGCGGCTGGCGTAGCCAGCATGTCCATTCCTTTCTTTAGCTGTATCTCGGTACTTTCTGTAGGCTCGAATGTACTCATAGGACGGTGCAACCATGCTTATTTGCCGCTCGCATTCACTACCCGATATTCACAAACATCAGTATCATGGCAGCCACTACCATCACTTCACCCGTGACGAGAACGCCGTCACACAGGTGCCGCATATCTTCGATTTCGCTATAGGTTACAACGCGCTTCCCGTCAAAGTACGGGGAGTATGGGATACAAAACGAAGCCAATATTCCCCCGAAACCGATAATGCCGCCTACTAAAACCAATATTATTGTCGCGACAAATAATGGCGTATTCACGATTGCGCCTCCCATCTTCTATTATACGGATATCTTTTTATACTTTATGTTTATATTATACTACATTTTGCTCTATTGGTCAATCTTTATCAGCTAATAAACGGCAAAAAAGAATATTTCGTTCTGAAAGACGCCGATGTTCCGGATATGGTTCGTTTTGGTATGCGTGATATCGAACCGAAATATCTCAGAAATAAAACTGCTCACAAACTTTTGCCGACTTCGCAGGCAGCTGTTCAGTTTTTGAGGTTATGATACAGAAAAGGCCCTGCCTTAGAGTTTAGTCTCTCAGATAGGTGCTCTTTTGTGTTCGATATTCGTTGCAAAAGAATCGATATTCGGCTATAATAATAAGAAAAGAAAAGCAAAGGTGGTGGCGAGCATGAAATACATTCTGATGCATCGGGAATTATCGGTGGCTGTCCTGTACATCAATGATGTGAGTGGTACAGTATATCGCGTTGAAGATGTGATACATCCAGAGCATCTGCCTGTTGGATTAAACACAGCTTCTTTTAAGGACCTTGCCAAAAACCTCAATCAATGGCTCGCAGGCCGTACTATTCCTGCCAGCCGTTCCGGTTTCCGCCATGCCTTAGAAGATATGCAGGTACAGAAAAAAATGTCTGTTTCTGCAAATCTTTTGATGATGAAATGCTTTTCGTTAAGCTTGTCAGACCAATACTGGCTTAATCCTGTTGACCAGCCGTTGGATTGGAAGGATATCAACTTCTACGACAATGCATTCTCTGACGATGTTGGAAATATTCTCTTCGGCCAGATGCCGCAAGACGATACACTGAATCTTGTGTCACCCTGCAATACCTCAGACGGTTGGCTGAAAAAGAAATGGAAAATATTGAACGGTCAGCGAGTTCTGATAAAGGGTGGCAGTGGAATGGCTCAGCAGGAGCCGTTCAATGAAGTTGTAGCCTCTTTGGTATGCAGCAAGTTGAGCATTCCTCATGTGGAATATCAGCTGATGCGGGAAAACGGGAAGCCGTACAGTGTATGCCCTAACATGACCAGTGATAGGCAAGATTTTGTTAGTGCCTATTATATCTTTTCGGCATTTCCACAGAAGGTCGGCGTAAGTGCATATGACCATTTTCTAAGTTGCTGCGAGAAGCTGGAAATTCCAGATGCGCAGCAGAGTTTGCAGCAGATGATGGTTCTCGACTATCTTATCTGCAACCAAGACCGCCATTTTGGAAATTTTGGAGCCATTCGAGATGCAGTGACGTTGGAATGGAAGGGACTTGCTCCGATTTTTGACAGCGGGACCAGCCTCTGGTTTGACCAATACGCATCCAAGATAGATGCTTTGGCAGATGCTCCGGCAAAACCGTTTGCAGCGACACACGAGCTTCAGATTCGGCTCGCAATGCCAATTATCCGGAATATCGACCTCGATGCGTTGTCTGGAATCAAAGCAGATGTGCAGGAAATTTTTGAAGAAGCTCAATTTGGTGAGCTAGACCGTGCTGAGATACTGAGCGCAGCATTGGAGCAGCGTTGTAATCGCTTCAAAGAACTGGCAAAAGCTAGATGAAAACGCGTTCAGTAAAACAAGGGAGTGTGTACCATGACCCAGTTCGATTTGCTTAAAGCCGGTTACCGGCAGCTCATAGAGCGGGGAGAAATGACCGCAGAGGAAGTAGCGGCTAAAATCCGAGTTCTCGACTTTCTGGCTTCCTGCAGCAAAGATGACATCTATGAGATTGTGGATTCCGCAGTCCTCAGCGATATCATCAAAGGTTATATCCCAAAAGCCTGCAACGCGGCTGGTTTGAGCGACGCACAAACAGAGAATGTGTTGGTTGCTTTAGATTCCGTGCTCGATTCGGTGTCCGCAAAAGACGTGGTAAAATAATCAGTTACAAAAAGACCTCTTCTCCGAAACGGAGAAGAGGTCTTTTTTTGTTGCCCTTGTTATATTGCCAACCCTTCCGGTTTTTTCAGGAGTATTCAAAAAGAGACTATCGTTTCCGACAATCTATAAAAGGGGGACTAAAAGCAAAAAACCGCCTCAACCAAATGAAGCGGCTTTTAGTCAAAGTTCCAAATAGCATCTTATACCATACCAAGAACCATTATGGGAACTATGATTCGTTAAGAGGATGCCCTTAACATCTCACATTATATATTATGCGTTACTGAATGTCAATACAATCATTCTGTTGTGTTTGTGCTGGCCTGCAAAAATTTATTCCTTGATGTATTTCCTCACAGAGTTCCAATTTTTTGATTTTGAACTTCTCATTACCCTTGACACCTCCCACGATTGAAATCGTGGGATTCCTGAGCGGCGCGGCAAGGTTCATCGCCAAACCGTGTCTGAAACAGCGAGTTATGCGGTTTCCCACCATACGCTACGGGTGTAGCGTATGACGAGCATCCAGCCTAAAAGGTTGACCAACATACTTGTCTGCATTCCCAGTTCTTTTAAGTGCATCCTCCGAAGGGAGTTTCACCTCTTGCGAGGCAGT